CTACGCAGGGGGAATCCCCTACGCAGTGTAGCTACTTAATCAATTTACTTTCTCATTTCTTGAGAGATTTCACTGGTGATGAAATTAAATGTTTCATCTGCTATACCAGTAGGTTGTTCTTCAGTTTCAGTAGAGACTTCTACAATACCATTAATGTCTACTTGACCATTGGTGTCGTAGTTTTTACCATAGTTGTCAAACGATTCTTTAGAGACTTCTTTATCGTCTTTAGCAGGTTCATCCCAACCAGGTTCTTTATCACCTTCTTTTTCACCTTTATCTTCTTCACCAGAGTCCTCTTTACCAGATTCTTCTTCACCTTCAGACTCACTTTCACCTTCATCAGAATCAGTTTCTTCAGTATCGGTAGTAGCTTCTTCACCGTCACCTGAGTCTTCATCAGGACCTTCGACTTCTTCACGGGCTTCTTTAATTTGTTCACCACGTGTTTCTACTTTCTCAGCCTTTTCTTTATCATCAGTGATGTTATCTACAGATAAAGATGCTTTAGCGTCTTTCTCTTTATCTGCTTCATCAGCATCTGGTGTATCTTCAGATTCAGGTTTAGTTTCTACTACTTTATCTGCATCACCTTTTAACTCAGTATTGTTTTGAGCTTTATCGTCATCCAGATAAACATTACCTTTAACAAAGAAACGACTATTCAGTTTATCAGTCTTTTCTTTATATTCTTCTTCAGAAGTTTCAGATAATTCAGGAGGATAAATAATCTCTTCTGTTTTAATAGGAAATTCAGGTACTTTGTCTTTCAAATCTTTTACTTCGATTTCAGCACGTACCCAAGGATAGTAACCACCATTGCCATCAGGAACAGCATCTACTTCCCATTTCAAACCACTACCTTCATCTGTAAAAGTATAGCGGTGTTTAAACATAGAGACAGAAGCCATTACTTTAAACTGAATAAAGTTCTCTTCAGTAGTAGGAACAGTAACTTCAATCTTACCTTCTTTAACATCAGATTTAGTAGTTAATTCGTAACGTACATCACCACTGCGTGAAGTTACTTTACGGATACGGATTTTACCACTACCTCTGTTTTCTTCAGTGCGTTCAACAGGGATAATATACTGTTCTTGGATTTCGGCTTTATCCGCTTTTTTAAGTTGAGAGAAATCAAGAATACGGGCATATACAGTATGTTCTTTTTCACGTACTGCCTTACCGACATTCTCAATCTCTTCATTTAGTTTTTGCTCGGTTTCTTGGTCAGCCATCTGTTCAGCAGCTTCTCGAGAAATACTAGCGAAATTTAAATCAAATAAACTCATGAGTTTAATCCTTTTTATTCAACGACTGGTTTACCTGTAAACCAGATATCTGTAATTTTGTTTACTAAAGACATAAAGATTCTAAGTAATTCATTAGTATTAATATCATTCCTAATAATACCGGCAGTAATTACACCACCAATGACAGCAATAAACAAGAAGAGAAAACCATAACCTGCCCACCACAGAAAGTTAATTCTAAATTTCTTGACTTCTTGCTCGTAGTCGAGTATCTCATTTACCTTACCAGAACCACAAAGATAACCATAAATCACAATCATTTGTTCTTCAAATGTCATTTTATTAATGGCTTCTTTAATATCCTTACCAGTCATCTCACCAGTTATATCAGGATAATTAGAGTTCTTCTTAGCGATAGTATTATACTCTTCAATCAGACGAGTTAAACCTGCATCGTCTTCTTTTCTATTACTTAATACAAAATCATTACGAATGTTCTTTAGACCCTTAGTAATCATTTCTGAATTTCTAACGGCCATTATCTTCTCCCGTATATTCATCTAAATAACTCGGTTTCTCTCCCGAGCGGATAATTTCGTATAATTTAATTCTTGATTCGTTACTTACTTCACTTTCATTCTTATATCTTTCAATTTGATTACTATAGCGAGCAATCTTTAAAGTCCTTTCTGCAATCACAGCACAAAGTAAAAAGATAATAAGTAAAGTAAAGAAATAAATCAAGTTATCTTTGTTTCTTTTATATCCTACGCGAATAGATGCTAGGATACCTAGATATATTTTATTTCCCATTTAACCCACCATCTAAGACATATTTTTTATAACCATGATATCCAATCGCACAAGCATCAACAGCATGTTCGTCTAACTCGGTTACAGGATTAACCAACTTCAACTTATCAGCTACTTTTTCTAATGCGATAGTCATATCGTCTTTTTTAGCATTACCTTTAGCACCAATGGCTTTTTTAGCAGTCGGTGGGTCTACTTTAAAGAATGGTATTTGATTATTGAAATCAAACAATGTCTTCTGAATAATGGAAACCAGTTCTGTTAATACAGAGAATGCAGAGGGTGTGAATCTACTAAAGAATGGAGATTCGCAAATAACAATAGATGGACGAATGGATTCAAATAATTCCATTAGTTCATTCTCCATTGCAGCAAAGCGTGCGAACCTATCACCGTATTGATTACTTGCGTGTTTTGAATATTGAGATAATCCAGTAGCATGTACAGTAAATGCTGTAGTCTGAATAATATCAAAAGTTTTCAAGTTTAATTCGTAGATAGCTACACCCAGACTACTAGAGCCTGGGTCAATAGCCATTAGATTACACACCCAGTCAGAGGTGTCAAAAGTCATGATAAAACCTTAAATGATTTATTGGTTTTGAGAAATATTCCAAATAGGTTCATTAATACCTAAGTTGAAGATAGATTCAAAACCACCAGTATTCGCACCAAGATATTGAATGGTACGGTTAATGTGGGCGATTTGTGCAGCGATTACTTCTGTAAATTGAGAACGACCAGAAGAGGTAACGACTTCTACAGTCTTATCAATACCAGAGACCAAACCAATTTCAGAAATCACCGCAGTCATTGGGTCACCATGTAGAATATTAAATACTTTATAGATTTCTTCTACGTCTTGTTTACCAAAGTTAACAGGTACTTGAGCAACCGAACGAGCATAAGTAGCTTTCAATACATTTTCTTCACCTACAGTCAATTCTTGTGGTTGTGGTTTCAGGTTACTGTCACGAGGATTAAATTCAGTATTGGTAAAAGAACCATCAGCTTGCTTAGTAATAATCTGCGTAGAAATTTGAGTACGAGTCAAATCTAAGCGTTTTAAATAATAAGCATAGTATTTTACACCTTTGAAGTTTTCTTCACGACGCAATGCATACTTGGCACGTTCTTGAGGAGTCAAGTCGTTATTAATTTCACGCATAACGAATGGTACCATTTTAAATAAACCAGTATCATCAGCACGGTGTTGGAAAACTTTAGGGAAAGGCAATACATCTTGGTTATTGGTACAGTTTTGCATACTGATACCACCGTAACCAATACAGTAATAACCAATAGTAGGAATAGTAGTAGAAGGAGGGCTTACATTTTGGTTAATTTTAAGATATTCATTCAATGTAGAATTAGGAGTAATGCTATAAGGTAATCCTAACTCACGACGAATTTGGTTTTCGTTACCAATAATGGTACGAACCGATTCAAACACTGTACGCTTATTAGGTACAATAGTAGTTGTTGCCATATTTTATCCTTTTATAATTTAATTGCAAAATTTGTAGGAATATCATTCCATAGGAACATCATAACTGAGACGACTACATTTCAGTAATCGCCTCAGTCTAACGTTTATTTGTTATAATCCAAACCACGTAAATCTTTATTACGAATATTCCAATCCAGCGCTTCTTTGGCTTTCTTAGTATCTTTATCGTATTCAGACCAATCCAAATTACCACCAAACTGGTCAATGATTTTCCTTTTCATTTCGTTTGGCATATTAATCCAAGATTGCATACCTGGTAGAGCAGGTAAAGACAATGGGTTTTCTAAACCTTCGATAGCATCACCTACAGCCCAGTTATACAAACCCACACGAACAAAGCTATCTGTATTAATACGATTAGCACGAGTTAGATGGTCGTCTAATGTTTTAACAGATGGGTCAATATTAAATTCAACAAAGATACGAATACCACCATCATCAGAATGGATACCATTGTCATCACTTACTTCGTAGATATCTTGTTTACCTACAGTATCATCATCGATAATTTCAGTAGCATAGTTACTGAATGCTGAATCAGTAACATGTTTGGTTTTCTTGTTATTACCACCATCTATTCTAAGGCTTCTAAAGTTAGTAGCAATTAATGGCGTTTCGTTAATCTCACGAATATAGTGTACAGAATAACTCGATAACTTAGTCATCAAACCAACCATAGCACGATGGGTATTATTCAACGATTTAATATTGATGTTATCTAAACCAGTAATCTTCTTCCAAATATCTGTAGCAATTTTTAACCAGTCTTGTTTTAATATTCCTTTTTCATCAAAAGACAACTGACTGATGAATTGTGGGAATGTTTTTAAACTATCTGTTCTAAAGGATACATTCTCGGTATGGTACATTTGATACACTGTAGCAATCTTATAAGTAGTTGCATCTAAGTGTTCATCTGTTTTAGCTTTATCTAACAAATAATTAAGTTGAGTGAATTGCTCATGTACTTGCTCGTAGAAATCAATCGTATTAATAATAGGATGGATAGGCGAGAAGGTTTCAATTAATTCAGTTAACCATTTATTAGATACCAAAGTCGTATCTGGAATAACAGATTTTAACTCATCTATTGTAGGTCGTTTTTTATTAGGTACTAAGCCAATCGTATAATCAGGAATACAGTGGTCTGTAATACCATTTAACTTATAAACAGCGTAAGTATAAAGCAATAAAGCATTCTTGCTATTTAATGGAATAGTCTCACCATTTAATGGGTGAGTAATCGTAATATAAGCTTTATAAGTTTTCTTATGTGCCATTTCAATCCAGAAGTCTAATAACATATTCGGTAAAATATGTGTTTCCGAATCGGTAAAGTCAATGGCTTTAGATTCCAGTATCTTAGTTTTAAGTTCAGAAGACAGAGAAGAACCTAAAAGGTTTTTAGCATCCTTTTCTTCAAACTCACGTTCACGTAAGTTAAATGGTGCTAATGGGTCTTCTTTATCCATCATTTGTTTTAAAGTCAATGTATCAGTAACATTGTCAATATTCTCTAAACCATTTAAAGATACTTTTTCAAACTTAGCAATCGATTCAACATCTTTAACAATATCGTTGTATACCTGAATGACATTGTATTCTGCAATAGGTAAACTACGCAATGTCATGATGTGTTTAATCAACCAACGTTGAGTATGTCTTTGACCAATATAGCGTTCTACCCAACGAATGTTCTTATAGAGGATAATGGCTTGTTTAATGGTTAGATGTTCAAGATAGAAATCTAGAAAACCATGTGAAGCTAAGAAACGACGATAGTGATAAGAATGTGCTTCATTGGTTAAGCAATTCTCCATTCGTATTTCCATAACAGCTTCTAATAGTTTTTGATAAAGAACACCCATGAATGTAATATTATAATAAGTGTTATCAATATTATATTGTTTTTGATACCATCGCTCTATCATTCCGTATATTCTATCTTGTAGTCTTTCAATCAACGTATATTCGTTAATTTCTACAAAACGTTTATCGTAAGAAAGAATAGTGCCATCTTCAGCATCAATGGCTGTTTCAATATCTACAGGATTTAAGATACCTTTAATTAAGAGTTCTTTATTCGGGTATCTGGCAACAAGCTCCTCGTACTTATGAGTTCCGTAAGAGTACTCTTTACGAGTATTTTTATGTATTTTT